CGTACCTGTAGCATTCCATCTATAAAACCCACCACCTATAAGATAACATACAGGTGTGTTATTAAATGTTTGAGCTTGTAATGCTGTAGTATTTGGAACAGTAACTATACCTCTTTCACGAAGAGTAGATATTATTGACTGTTGTAGCATTTTTAACCCACTAGGTCCTATCCAACTGACAAGTCCTCTTGGGTTATTATCTGCTTGGTCTACTATAGCATTTAATTGGTTTATATTCATATCTATTCTCTTGTTCTACCAAACGCTGCTTGTAGTGAACGCTTGATATCAGTAGTAGTAAGGTTGTTGTTTTTAGATCTAAGCAATCTAAATTCCTGATCGTAAATCTGTTTTCTTAAACCAGCTTCTTGTAAACTATTACGTTTTACAGATGCCATCTTATAGCTAATGTAAGCCTCAATAACAACTTGAGCTTTCTTAGGTAACATACTCATAGAGTCAACATTACCAACACCAACATAGCATAAATAAAGTTCAGTTCCTGGAAAATTAGATGGACAAGTTATGATACCTTGCTCTACATTTATATTTACAGAGTCAACTCTATTTCCATCTCCGTAACCATAAGTTCTACCTTTTAATTGACCCCAATCATTATAGATATCAGAATAAAAGAAAGGAACAAAACCTTGGTATGGAGTATATGTTTGACCTACTGGAGATATAGTAGGATTGAAAACAGGTTGAGGCTTTCTTGGATCTTGAGTAGTAAAATCATCCATATAGAAATCATCCATCCAAAAGTCTGCCTCTTCGCAAGGTTCTCCTATCCAATTAATCCATTCTCCAGACGTATTCATTTCTCCTGGAACCTCGCTAAATTCACTTGGGTTATATTGAGCTAAACCATCTGTGTAAGGAATTGGCATAATGCCTTTTCTTACGCCAATAGGTCTCCAATATTGACCAACTCTAATACCTACACTAATGTAGTCTGTAAAGTCATCAGGAAGATCCCACCAATCGTGGCAATCCCTAACTAATATTTTATGGTTAACCAATTGGAGAGAGGTAACAGATAACTCACGCACAGCTTCAGCTGCAAACGTAAGAACCTTTGCGTAGCTATGAACGGTTTTCCCATTCTTAAATAACCACGCATTGATTATCTCATCCAATGATACAAAAGCTCCGTTTGGTGTCATTTGTTATTATTTTATAAAGTTCTCTGGTGATGCTTGGAAGCTTTCATCTCTGATTGTTCTAGGCTCAGCAATGTAGATTGAAACAACAGCTTGGATAGCTTGTTCTTCTAATTCTGGAGACAAAGGCAATGGATCGTTTGGACCGTACTGAGATAAATCAGCAATGGCTATTTTCATATCTACTGAAAATATTCCGTCACCAATAATATTTCTATATATTGTTAATTTTTGTCCTTCCCATACGTAAGGAACTCTACCTAATAAAGAATTAACTTCTTTCACTTGCTGCAATATGTAGTATTGGCCAGCAGGAATAGGAATAAATTCTAACTCAGGGTAGCTTGATGGATATACACTAAACACACCCATCTTCTCAGGAAGATACATTGGCGTAACAGGGAGCTTCACCGTGCACGTGTCATTTAGCCCACCTGTTACTGATACGTTTTCATATGTTGCTAAAACAACTCCATCTGGAATTGTAGCACCATCTATGTTGAATGTTGTATTTAAAACTTCTGTTTTTAATAGTCTGTTCATCGCAGACTCTAGATGCTTTTCAATCTCAGCATCACGCACACGATCTCTGTTTGATGGGAAACCGCCAGATAACATCCTTCTGCAACGCTCAATCATTTGTGATTTAGTAGTCATTATACAGATTGTATTTGTTGGTTAGCTAATGCTTGTACTTCTTGTGCGGACAAGTTAACGCCTACGTAAGGTAGTGCTCTAGCAACTAATTCAACCCAATAAGTAGAGTCAAACTTAGGTGCAATTGATGTACTATTATTGATAGTAATAGTATTACCTGTAACTGTATAGTTAATGACTACATCACTAGGAAGTGCTATATAATGAACTTCTGCTGCGTATCCAGCAGGCATAGTAGTTCTTGGATATAATTGAATTAAGTCATTCTCAAACACAAAAACTTGGTCATCCACAGTAACTGGATATAAAGTTGATCTTATAGCCTCTATTATCTCTGAGTTCAAATATTGGTTAACTCCACTTATCTCGTTAGTTGATGTGTTTATTTTAAATAAACCAATGAAGTGGCCAAAGTCAGGGATTTGATAACTAACACTATTGTCGTATAAATATATAATTCCTCCAGGGCCTGGAGTTACTTGAGTTCTAGTTCTAAATGGACTTAATGCGTCAATAGTTAATTGGCTGGATCCGTAGTCTGGATTAGGCGCTCCGCCCTTTAATGCTTGGGCAGTTTGCGGCAAACCCCAATAGTAGTTCCAAAGGTCTACTTGAGCCGAAGATAACGCTTGGGAGATCTCCTCTGGAGACAAATACCCTCTGCGATTTTTATCAGCTATGAAGTTTATAAAGTTGTATAAATCAGATACATTCTGCATCTACGTTAAGTTTCCTATATAATACGCTTCTTAAAAGGGCTTAACGAGTCTTAGTAAAGGCTTTCTGAATAGCAATAAGGTGAGTATTACTATGATTGCTAATAACTTAAATTTGGTCTTTTTAGTGGATCCAATCTTGTTGTTTAAATCGTATATTTTTCTTTCTTGGTTAGCGCAAGAATCTATTAATATAGCCTCTTTGGCTCTGTCTACAACAACGTGAGTTGTTTGTTTATTTATTGTTCTAGTAGGCACTTGACCTAACCATTTAACCCATAAGTTGCCATTCTCCAAATAAACGCTAAAGTCGTTTACAATAGTATCCAAATGGCACTCCATTGGCATATTAACTTTAAAACTATCGTGAATAACTGTATCCTTATAGATTATTGTATCTTTAAGTACTTCTTCCGTAATTGTGTCATTAACGCATTCTCCATTAAGGATAACTTGCTTCTTAACTTCGGCATAATATTTGGGACCAATACAAATGTTGTATTTGTTTTATCTAAGTTTGCTAAAATATTCAATATAATGCTTGACCAAAGCAAGATATGATTATCCTGCGTCTCGTTACCTGTGATCATTAAAATAAAAGCTTTTTGTAGTTATTGAATCTTTCTACACGATCAGCAAGTCCGTGTGTGCCACCATTAACTCTTTTAGTTATTTTTTCAACTGTAGAGTTATCTCTTAAATTATCTGTGTCTGCTATCTTACTTAGTCCGTTTTTATTCCAAAACCAAATAGCACTTAAACCTGCATATTTATCTTCAGCAACTTGATCTGGGTTTGTTAATATAGAAGGTTCTTTAGCCCACTCGCTAAATGCTTTATAGTTGTCTTTACCTGTTAATTGGATATAACCACGACCTTTAAACTTCCAACCGTCTTTACTTGCTTCATCTCCATTACCCATACGATTAGCATAAACTTTAGATGCAATCTTTTCTGGGTTTCTGTTATATGCTTCAGCAGATGCTGGAGTAAAATACTTAGGGAAGATTTTTAATAATCCTTCCTTTCCATAATTTAAGTTTTCTGATTTGAATTTAAACCCACCTGACTCGTGAGCTGCTTGTGCTAAAAAATGAGCTGCTCGTAAAGGAGTATCAATATCGTGAGCAATCATATCGTCTATAAGAGTCTGAGGAACAAGCCCTTTTAATTTATCAAACATTTCCATAAAATATACTCATATAATACGCACTTTACAAAAACTCAAAGCCCCTAAGAATAGGGGCCGTTGAGCAACACAAACACATCTTTAAGTTATTTCTTAGCTTTCTTTTTAGCTAATTTTGCATCTACTAATTTATTCATCTGATCAAGTATAGCTACTTGCTTTTTCTTTTCAATAAAGTCTACAAATTGTTCATAAACTATATCTTCTTCGACATCTGCAAGTTTCATAATATCACCATCAGAATCTGTCCATTTTAATTTAGAATCTTCTAGGCTAATATAAGCAACATCTAATGCAATAGCTTGTGCAACTAATGATTTTATTCCAATATGCTTATCATTTATTCGATCCATAAAATCTTCAGGTTCTGTTTCTGCGTAGTCTTCAATGTTAAATCTCATTTCCTCTTCAGAAAGCTCTGTATCGTAACCAAGTAATAATGTTAAATTATATACTTCTTCTTTAGATAAAGCAGCTGCTTTGATTAAAGCATCTCTCTTCATACGTAAAGCTTGACGGTTTTCCTTAGCCTCCGCTTCAAAATTAACTCGCTCTAAAATAGGGTGAACTTCTTCATCTCTATTTGTGTTAGCTGCATTAAAAGAAGCAAGCTCAAGATATTGGAATAATTCATCGTCTTGTGAATTACCAATAGTTAAATGCAACATACCTGCATTCTCTTGTGGTGATGCCCAAACTCTTCTTACTCTGTTAGGAATTGGATTTCCAAAATGATCTACACCAGATACTAAACCAACTTCAATCCATTCGTTTTTACCTGGATCAAAACATTTAGAAAATGGAGGTATTTTTAATTTAGCTTTATAATACGTATTCCCAGTCATTGGGTCTTCGTATAAATCTAAAAACCTGTAGGAAACTTGTGTGCCTTTTTTAGGTAAAGCTATAAGCTTTTTTAATTCATCAGAGAAGTCATTATAGACTCCTAACTTTTTTAGTGCCATTGTGTTTTGTGTTTTGTGTTAAAAAATGTTTGTGTGTTTTAAGTGAAGATTAGAGGGGGCGAACCCCCTCCTTTCCTCAAGTTTTACTATGCTAAGATATTAGTAATTTTAGCAAATTTGTTTGGAGCAAATACTTCAAGACCCATATTTGAAGTCCAAGAAACTGTTAAGCTTTGTTCTTGGTTTGTAGGGGTTGGAGCAAGAGCACCAGTCATTAATTCTGCTGTCTCTACAGAACCTGTACCAGGAGCTGGTTGAGCCATATATTTGTAACGGAAGTAATCGTTCATTCCACCACCAACAGTTTTTACTTTACCCATTGGTAAGAAGTAGATTGATTTAGCGATTGGTCCACCAGTGTAGTTGATAACGTCAGTATTAGATAATACTTTAAACGCTTTCAAGTTGTAAGTGTAACCACCGTGCATAAACTTCTCAGCTTGCAAATCAATTGAACGACCATTAACTGTCATAACACCAGAGTTAATACCAGATTTGTAGTAACCGTTGTTTGCAGAAGAAGTGTTGTCAGTAGGTATTGCGTTATTAGTACTTGTTGTATTAATAGTAGTACCAGCACTTGGTAAGTTTTTCAAGAAGTCAGAAATAACTGCAACAGCTGGATTAGAACCTGCGATCATATATTCCATTGGAGCACGAACAGCAGTTAATTGAGCTTCTAAATCAGATAAATCAGATAAAGTGAAAACACCAGCAGTAGTAACTGAATCGTTAATACCGTAGTTAGTGATGTAAGAATCCATACCACGAGTAGTTTGAACACCGTAACCAGTAGTACCTTGTAAGTAAGGAGGAGTTGCAGTATTTGTTGGACCATCTACGTCAGCAAATAAAGTGTTTGAAACTTCGCCTAACCACATAGCTAATGAAATATCACCACGGTGTTTTTGTAAACCTTGGATCATTTCATAAGGTAAGATGTATGGTTTACCGTTAAATTCTAACTCAATTTTAGAAGCGTTCTGAACGTCTGTAATTTTTATTGCATTACGGAAGATTTGAACACGGTTTTGTAAAGAGTTAACTGACCAACGACGAGTACCTGGCTCGATTGAACCCTCTTCTTGTGCATTAGAGAAAGCTGATAATTTAACACCATTCATTGCAGCTAAAGAAGCAGCTAAAGCTGTACCAGAAACTGATTGAACATTGATTGAGTAACTAGCTGTACCATTTTTAGTTTGTACACGACCTACACCACCGCTAGGGAATTTTAATAAGTCACCAACTAAAACGAAGTTATAGTCAGCAGCAGACAAAGTGATTACAGGAAGAGTTGTAGTTCCAGTTGGAGTACCAGAAACAGTCAACAATTTGTAAAGATTGTCATTGTAGAATGAAGTATAGAAAGGAACCGCAGTTGCGTCTTTTTTTCCTGCCATATACATAAAATCTAACCACTCAGCATCGTCTTGGATGTCGATAAGTTGGTTATAAATCTCTCTTTGGTCTAAGAGAGCCACCGCTGATGCGGTATACTTGTTGGTAGCACCTGCTACACCATTGCCGTAAGTAAACGCCATTTTGTTTTAATTTAAAAAGTTTTAAAAAATTGTTTTTTATTTTTATCCACCGAATGGTTTTCCATCGATAGCTTTTATCACGAATCCAGAACCTCTTGATGGAGTCTGAACAACATCTTCAGCTTTAGTATTTTTAAGTTTTGATCTAATGTTTCACCCAAAAAGTCAGCGCTTTTGTCTACCTCAAAATTCATTCTATTTTCACCGTCTCCAAATTCTACAAGTCTGCTCGTCTCGAATTGCTTGTAATCTGGTAATGAAGTTAAATGATTTTTGAAGCTTTCTATTTGCTGCTGAACTGCTTCTTGTTGAGCTTTCAACTGTGCTTCAATTGCTGACGCAGGGTTTTCAAAAGATTTAGGTTTGTACTGAGCTTGTTCGGCTTTTAATCCCTCTCGGATTTTGTCAGCTTCTAGCTTCATCATCAAACGTCCAACTTTATCATCCTCTTCGTCTCCTGTTATTCCAAACTCTTTTTGTAGAGTTTTCTGTAATATCAGATTTCTTTCTTCCTCACCTAAACTTGGATATTTAGAATCGATTTGTGTTTTTAAAATCTCTTCGTCTGTATACAAGTCGTAGTTTGTATTAGTCTTAATTAAGAACTCATCAAGCTGGTTAGACTTATAAGCTTCGATTAATTGCTTTGCATAATCGTCTTCTTGTAAACCTAATTTTTCCCAAGGATCAAAAACAATTGGTTCTTGAGTAGCTTGTTCTTGTGTAGATACTACGCTTTCCGTTGTATCTTCTGCTTTGTAAACTGGAACATCATTAGTTTCAGTTGGCGCACTTTCTGCTACAACTTGAGTTTCTTCTACATTTGTTTCAGCAGGTGCTTCCTCAAATTGATTAACAGGTTGGTTGTATTGAACCCCTGCACTTGAGTACTCACCTTTTAATGTCCACTTTCCTTCTCCTGCAAATGGATTCTCTTGAGGAGTTTCCGCTTGTGGAGTTGCTTCTGCAACTGGAGCAGTTTGTTCAACTACTTGCTCAGTCACTTGTGCTGTTTCTTGTGTGTTTTCCATTTGTGTTTGTGTTTATGTTGTTAATGAATATATTACGCACCTTGTTGATTTTGAAACGCTAACATATCTTGGATTTGTTGTTGTTCTTCATTCATATCAGCACCTTGTTCTAATTCTGCGCCTTCCATTTCTTCTACCATACCTTGCTCTTCTTGCATAGGACCCATAGCGTTCATTTGATTATCCATACCTTGTTGCATCATATCTGCGCCTTGAGCCGCTGGTTGATTTGCATTTCCTAAGAAAGAAAAACCTGAAGGTTGTTGCAAAGGCAATGGCTGACCACCTGCCGTTTCTGGCGCTACTCTGGATTCTAATTCTGCTGGAACGTCAATTTCACCCATCTCTTCCATTTTACCATCTTGCATCAACTTAGTTTTATTATCTCTAATGTTAGCAGCATCTCTTTCTTTCGCTTGAACAAATGAAGACTCAACTCTACCTGTTGCAGAAATTCTTTCTCTTTCTAAATCAAACTGACCACGCAATTCAATTAAACGAGCTTCCATATCCGCCTTAACTTTTTCAAGTTCTGACTTCATTTGGTATTCCATTTGGATAGTTTGTTGTTTAGCTTGCTCGGCAACCATAGCAGATTGTTGTTGAATCTGACCATTCATTTGTTGCGCCTGCATTGCTTCTTGTTGCTTCTTCTCGTTATTCTTTTTAACTTTATAAGCTAAAAACAATTCTGCTTGTTTAATATTTTGAATGTTGTTTAAACGTATAACATCATCAATATTAACTTGACCAGATTGTAAAGCAACTTTAACTAATTCATCTAATTTAGCTTTTTCTTCTGCTGTAGGTTTATCTACAATTGAAATACCATAAGTGTATTTAGAAATCTCTTGAGATCTTTTTAATAGCTCTACAGTTCCTAATCCTAATGAATTATCATAAGCTTCACCACCACCTCTTTTAATCACATCTTGTACACGAATAATAACTGCTTCAGCTAACGATTGAGCAATAGCTCTATCTGCATAGCTAATATCGCTTAACGCATTATTGGTTCCAGATGCAGCTAATTGAGCAACTGTAGTTAAGAACTTAGGGTTTGGTGTTGAACCATCTGTAAGTTCATTTAAACCTAGAGTCTGACGAATCATATCTAGATTATTATTAATCATATTCCAATATTCTTGGATAGCGTTACCTACACCACCTTCTAGTTGGTTGATAGCTGGAGGAACTTGCCTTCCATCTGCTGCTACTGAACGACTAACTAATACACCTCTTTGTAAGTACAAGTCAATAATATCAGAAGGGCTCATAGCCTTTCCTCCACCAGATAAACTTACTTCTTCTAGAGCCGCTAAGTTAATATTAAAACCACGTGGAACAGCAGTATTTAATTCGTGTTGTAATCTATAAAATGCTAACTGGATTGCATCAGCGTAAGGAATAATTGCTTCCATACGGCTGAACGTCTTCATATCGAAGAAGTCAACTGGAGCAATATGGAAACTAGATTTAGCTCTTGCTATGTTAATTGGATCACGTTTAATGTTCCATTGCTTACCATAGTCAAAACAAATGTTGGTTCCAACAATCCATTTAACTCTGTATACACCTACAACTTGTTTTCTTTTAAACTTTTGTTTCTTGTTGTTGGTGTCTTCAAATCCAGCCCTTCCAAAAATAGTATTACCTCTACGGTCAACTCTTTCCTCTCTAACTAAATCATCTGTAGACATAATTTCAAGATCCAATACTTGAACCTTTCCTTTATTCCAAAAGTCATTATATGTACCATAGTATGCATTACCTATAGGCATATTACCACGCCATTGGTTTGCATTTGCATACTTGTAAATAAACTCAATGTCTTCATTTGATAATTCACCGTTACTCATCTGAATTAATTGAGCAACTGGAACCTCTAAAACCTCACCTGCGTATCTTAAATCTCTAAAGTCAGGATACGTACAAAAGTTAGATAAGAATCTTCTAGGGTCTACTCTTCTAAATCCTACTAAACCATCTTGTTCGTAATCTTTAAATATAGCAACACCATAGTCAAACTGATCTTGTAATTGTTGTCTACGTTGTCCTTCGTAATCGTTTTGATCAAATACCAACTCAACTACTAATTCAGCCTCCATAGATGTCTTATGACGCATACCTAACTCGGCAACTTCAATTCCATCTAAATCATCTGGTTCTCCAGGGTTAGCCATAATTGCTGGGCTTTCCGCTAAATCTGGTCTTCCTTGTTTTTTAAACTCTTCTCTAAGGATAGCCTTTGCTTTCATTTCAGCAACTAACTTATCTTTCTCAGATTGAGCAAACGGATCCACTGGATCTATTTGAATATCATAGTTTTGTTTCTCTAATAACCCTAATGCTGTTCTTCTGAACTTAGGTATAATAGGCAATACAGACCAATCAACAACAAGTGTATTGTTATTAGGATCTTGATCTGGAGTTAATACTCTTTTATATCTTTCTATAGATTGACGGCCTTGAGCGTATGTTTTAATCCACTCATATTTGTCTCTAGATCTATAACCGATTGAACCGAATGGTGTGTCTCCGTAGGAGTTAAACGCAGCTTGTGCGTATTGCATTAACCATTCTTTTGATTCCTTTTCTTTAGGGCTTACATCCTCGTTTGGGAATAAGGTCCTTGCATTGCTAATTATTTCTGCTGACATCTCGTCTTATTAGTTGTGTTGATATAATACGCTTTAAAAACCTAGTTTTTTGCCCAAAAGGTTGCTTGAGCTCTTTCCTCTCAAGAATGGCAACACGTTCAATATGTCTACATCTTCTTTCTTTCCGACCTTTGGATTATACTTATGGTTATTAATTAACATAAGTGCATAGCCTGCCGCCATTGCGCTATCCGACTTGGTAGTATCTCCTGGGTCAAACTGTAGCCACTCCTCTATAAGCCCTTCAAACCAAACATTGTTTATATGGTCATTTATGTACTGGTCTGTTAATTCGGCCATATACGTAGTCGTCTTTAAGGTAGCTGACAAGCCTCTCGTGTTCTTATCTGGAGGCATAAAGCAAAAATCTGCACATCCTTTCTCCTCAAGGTAATAGATAATACCTGGTTTATTGTTTTCTATAAGCGCATTACAGCCATAAAAGCATAAAGCCATACGTACATCCTCGTAAAATGTTTCAGGCGAATCTGGGCGATTACAATAGTAAAGAACAGGACTCATATCATACTCTGTAGGGGACAATGGATTTGACTTTTTAAATATAACTAAAGCTCCATTAGAAGCTCTTGATTCGTGAGACTTACTTACCGTTTGGTGAGAGAATGGATCGACACCTGCTGAATACATAGAACTATTCATAGGTTTGATAACGCTTCCTTTCTTTTCAAAAGAATTTGGCTTAGCTGGCATCTCGGCAATTAAGAATCTACCGTTTACGCTTTCTCTAAACTCAACCTCAG